AACGAGAAATATAAGTATCCCAATCTTGTTTTCCGGGGATTTTCTTAATCGTGAAGAAAGCAATAGCAGCAAAAATCAATTTACCACAAGTATGAAACCAAGGATGATAAATCAAATCCTCAACTTGATCTTCAACAAATCCTTGAGAACATATCTTAGTTTTAACTTCCATAATTAAGTCAATAACTTTTTGATCAAACCCATAAAAACGGAGAACAAAAACAAGTATAACACATAGTGCTGCTCTGTATTTCTTCCATTCCATAAGAAGTTTAACCAATAGTATTACCAACAATATTTTGATAACATCTTCTTTAATTGTATTACATTTGTCGGTAGAATCAATAATTGTAGCTTGTATATTCGCTTGCAATCCGGGAAGAGTATTTTCCAAGAAATCGCAAATGCGAGTCAAATTTCCGTTCATTTCATCAAGTCCTTTGGTGCCATCTTTAGTCGCGTTTCGAATATCCCCAAGAAAACCTTGTGAATAAATCCTTTCATTCTTAATAGAACGACGAAGTTCGCGCAAAAGAGTTTGTATTTTATGATCCCGTCGTATAATCGCGTTTTCCAACTTTACATATCTTGGGTCGTTATTACGATATTGTAAAGGGCGCGAGAAGACAGGACCAGGGTTAGTTTCGACATCACCAGATAATAACAAAAGCATACGCTGAGCAGCATATTGCTTAGGCTTTTTCTTACCATGTCCGTAAGTTTGTACATAAAAATGCTTATAAAAGCACTTGCATTCAAACGTAGGAATATTATCCGGTGAAGGAGTTCGGGTCAAAATATAGGTCACATCCAAGTGTTCGGCATCAGCAATCAACTTAAGAGTTGACACAAAATCTTCAGCAGTGAGACTAGGAATCAAGTGTTGCTTAATTGACATTTTGATTCATTAGTGTTGTCTTTCCAACAGTCAATATTCTTTCATATTGTCAAAAGTCTTTCCTTTAGTCAACAAACTTTGTTTGCAGTCGAATAAAATTGTCTATCATTTATCCATCCATACCAGAACTATAATTAAAATCCACAAGAATCATCACAATTTGCTGACCTCGGATACTAATCTCCATTTAATAAACAATATATAAACCTGAGAAGAGGGTATAACCAACTCATCGCCAACTCAGTTTATCTAATTCAATTATATCACAAGCTCCGTCATCATCTATCATAGCCTGGCTAAGAC